GCTATATCAAAAATAGATGAAAGCCTATGAATATAGATGACAGTAACAATGCTAGGGAAGAAGTATTAAAAGAACTTCTTCTCCGCAAAAAACAGCGTAAAAAAGATTGGAACAGAAATGTTCTCAGCGTCAGAACTAATGACGAACTCGCTGCTCAAATCAAGGTTTATTGTGATAAAAACAAAATCTCTCTAAACCAATTCTTAAACACATTACTAACCAAATTTTTTAATTAATCATGCCTGACTTTAATCCAGCACTTTCTCTACCTATCAAATGGTCCATAGGAGAAGATAAATTTAGTGACAATGACGAAGCTAAAGTGTTAACTTTAACAATTCCTGTTGACTCTTTGCCTCAGTTCATAGATCATTTAAAAGCACTAAGCTACACAAAACAAAAACAAGGCGAAGTTTATGATTTCAGCAAAAAAGAAAAGGTTAAAACTGAATGTATATACATCAACGCTAAAGGCTTGGAAGGACAGTACGGCTTATTTGGTAACATTAATCCACAGAAAATAGAAAATGCTCCTGTAACAGATGACTTGCCTTTCTAAAGATAAAGATGAGTATTTAGTTAAAGATCCTAACTTAAATGTTCATTTTAAAATCATAAATGGTGTACGCTACTGGCTTACACCTCCTCCTTCTAGTTATAAACAATGATTAAACCAAAAGATTCTGTTATTAAATTACGCAAACTAAAAGAAATAAGACGTAAAAACTTAGAGAAAAACTTATTGGACATTCAACTCAAAGGACAAGATCATTATGTCTTTATCAAAGAAAATGGTAAAGCACAGGTGGTTTTTAAAGATGGAGAATGGGTTGCAGAACATATAAGGACTGCAATCCTTAAATTTAATTATGAAGTAGACAAGATAGGTAAATTATCAATAAAAGATTTTACTGATGATGAAATTAATGAATATGAAAAAATTTCTTTATAGGATTAGTTTTCTTTTCTTTTCTTACTTGACTCACAACAAGGTTAGCTTCTAATTCTACTAACCTTCCTAACATCGCAGCAAGAAATAAATCTTGTTCTAGTTTATGTCTTACGAGATGAGTACAATACCTTTTTATATCAATTACATTATCACTTGCCATAATTTCTCTACAACGCATTTCAACATCTAACTTCATTTCTAAAGGTGCTGGATCAACGTCAATATTGAGAAATTTTTTGATGTTCATTTTACTGGGAATAATTTTTCTTCCATCATTTTGACAATGGCATCATCAACATCATTATCAGACTTAGCAGCAAGATCCTTTAAAAGACTTACAGCAGCTTTGCGTAATGATTCAGATTTACCAAATTTGATAAACAAACCGATTAAAAATTTTGACATGATGTTTTATGTTCTTTCCCAAACATAACAAACATTAGTCGTTTTGACCTTCTATACGACTTACGGCTCTTTCTAATCTGTTTATTCGGCTAAATAATTCGATAATATCTCTATCTCTTCTGTTACTTACATTAGACAAAACCATCAAAAACGCAGTAGCACCAGCACCTATCAGGGCTGCATATATCTCAGGCATTGATTTAAGTTATAATTATGCTTAGTATGACTAATAAATTTAAGTTATGACAGACAAAGCAATCGGAAATAAAAAAGAATTAGATGATGATAAGCCTGATTACCAGGAAAAAATAATGTTCTTAGTTAGCACTACTGCACAAGGAGCTATTCTTGGGTGGTGTTTAATCGTATTATCTCTTGGATATATAAAGCTACCTACTAAATTATTTGGCCTTGATATTCCAGATCAACCTAGAGTGGACAGTACGTTTGCGGCAGGTTTATTAGGAAATATATTGGCTGGTTGGGGTGTTTCTGTTGGGGCGGCAACTGGAGCAAAAAAGAAAAAGAAAGAAGGAGAAGCAATAAATAATACAAACACAAGTGGCCAGCAAACTATAATTATAAAGCAACCGATTGAGTTGATAACAAGTAAACCTGATGTAATCAGAGTTGATCCGATTACTGGAAAAAATGTAAAGAACAACGGAAAATTAGACACATGAAAAAACTTCTTCCATTTCTCTTTTTACTATCAGCACCAGCTTACGCTGATATAAAGCAGGAATTTGTTACTTCTGCACAGATTACTGTTGATATGCCATATAGCGTCACCAATAAACTTGGAACGACTTATTCAATATCAGGTAACAACATAACTCCATCCGTAACTTCTGGAGGATCTACAACTGCTGGTCAGATTGGTGGACTTAATGTTGGTTCGTTGACTGCTGGCGTTCCAGCTTTGATTCAAACTGATAAAGCGGTAACAACATCGGGATCTGCCTTCTCTCTTACAGAATCTATAACTATGGGAGATGCCACACCATCTGTAATAACTCCTTCTAGTGGTATTGCTACAATCCCTCATCTATCAGGACAGACAACAGTAGGATCAGGTGGTACTGCTGGAAATCTTGCTCTGACTTCACTTTCATCAGGAGTTCATACTTGTACTGCTGGAGGATCAGGTACAAGTTGCGTTGGTTCCACTACTGTACGCATTACCATTGACTAGACTTTTCTGGTTAGTTTTATTAGCATTACCTATAAGGACATTAGCCGTACCTGTCGTTCCACAATTTAGATCAGGTTCGAGTCAGACTTCTTCAACATCTGAATCAGTAATAAATGAAACCATCACAAGTCATCAATATCGTACAGGATATTCCTACTCAGCATCAGGACATAATATTGAAAGCACCGATACAAATAAATATATCAACCCTACAGCTACAACTCTTACAGAACAAACAGTTGGAGGAGTAAATTTTAGTTGGACTTCACCAAACTTAGAATCCGTTCCAAGATTCACAATTACAAATCCAGGGGCATCATTCTCTCTTCAAGAAACTCTGATAACACCAGGATTGGACACAGTAACGACAATAACAAGAACAATAAATTCAAGCACAACAACAGAAACTACAACTACATTTGGGCAGTAGCTTTATTACTATGTCCTGTCAAAACCCTTGCAAACACTACAGTTGCAAGTCCTAGCTCTAATGCTCAAGGTGTTGTAAATAACAATGCAACAATGATAACTCCATCGTCAATGCCATCTTTTAGGATGAGTCAGGGAATTGTCTGTGCTTCTCCTAGTCTTACTGTCACTCCATATGTAACTGACTCTCATACATTTTCTTTACCTAAAGAAACTGTTACAAGACAGAATATTTATGACGAAACTACTGGAGAAATAAAATATGTACAGGAAACTCCTAGATTTGAAAAAGAGAACTTTAATTTAAATTATGGTATCTCTGCTCAGATAAATATTCCATTAGGAAAATCTCCAAGACTTTGCCATGAAGCAAGTGCAGTAAATATAGAAGCACAAAAGTTATTAATTAAGAAAACGAAAATGGAAATTAGTTTATATCGTCTAGAGATGTGTGCAAAGCAAGCAAAATTAGGTGTTACTTTTAAGCCTAATACTCCTAGTGCTGTTACTTGTGAAGATATTGTAGTTACCGTTCCACCGAATCAAGTTATCCCGCACACGCACAAAATAAAATAAGCAATAAGTCTATCCAACAGAGCAGAGGCTAACTTAATAACATGATGCTGGGCTTATCGCTTAGTACAAGGGATAATAGAAGGGCAGTGGATCGTGGCACACGCAATGCTTCCGAACATGCCTTACTCTCCTTGTGTTATTTATTATATACCAAATTTGGCAGTAGACAAGTACGGGTGAACTTGCCTACCTAGACACCCTATCCTTCGCCAAAATAAACAGGGTCTTTTTAATATAACAAAAAATTAAAAAGTAGATAAGCCCCTTCCAAAGCAACTTATCTACTTAGGCAAACTTTCAAGCCCAAACGTATTATATCAGTTATTTTGAATATGCAGTAGTTATGCTAGTACATTGACATAAGTATTATATCTCTTTAATATAATAAATACATATAAAGCACCTTCCAATGCCAAAACCATCAGAATTTGATAAAGGTAGACGTTTATCAAAAGAAGAATATAAAAAACGATTACAGAAATATTACAAAGAAAAAGAATTTAAAGATAAAGCGAAACAATACCATCATGTCAAAAGAAATACTGTTGATTCAATTCTTTTTTTAAAAATAAAAAATACAGCAAAACTTAAATTTCTTTGGCCTTCAACAGAAGCTAAAGCATGGGTAGTAAATGAATATTACAAACGAGGTGGAAAATTAAAAGATAAGGAGGAAGGTAAATTAATACATACAATACCTTCTAGTCCAAAATCTGCTGTTGGTAAATTAAGAGAACCTACAGAGGAAGAAAGGAGGCAATATGAAGAAGGAAAATCGGCAGGGCAGTTATTTTTTAATACAAATGATTCAAATCTTTATACTGTCGAAGAAAAAACTAACGAGAGAAAGATAGTTGAACGTAGAGGTGATGCAAAAGAAGGTGATTTATGGGTTCATCCAAATACAGGTAACTTAAAAATGAAAGTGGGAGATAAATGGGTTACTGTTAATGACCCAAATCAACTTCCAAAAGTAAACAAACAAAAGGTACAAAAAGAATTAACTGTAGCTTTTTCTGAAAAACATAAAGAAGAAAAAACTAAGGCAAAAAAAGTAATCATTGAAGAGAAACCAAAAATATCAAGAGGACAGTTTTTATACAAATACAAATCACCACAGAACTTTTATTCTTGGCAAGATTTAGCAAGAGAACACATTAACTGTAAGCACAGAAGTAAACAATATATTTATGAAGCTCCAGCTTATTACTTAAAGGATGATTTATGTAATTCATTAATCAATACCAATATTGATAATCTTTCATTAACAGAAAAGCCAAACGTAGTAAATCCAAACTTTTTTTTATTAAATTCAAATAACATAAATGACATTAAATATTCATACATCGAATGTCATTCTTGGGATAAAGATAATGATTATAAGGATTTGTTAGTAAATCCAAAATATAGGTTTGATGTTTATGTAAATTTTGTAATAGAACCAGGAAAAATTTATTATTACGCATTTAATTGGAAAAATTTAAAAATATTTAAATTTATTGAATTACCTATTGATGATGAAATTGTGCAAGATCACTTTAAAACAGTAGTAAATTTAATTTTATTAATGAATCAACAGCCAGATATTATTACTGAAGAATATATTCCATCAAAAATAGTACCTTTACAGAAAAAGTATAAAGTTCAAAGTGATATAAAACCCAGAGCTATATGTTGGGTTGGAAAAGACTTTACAACAAGAGTTGTAAAACTAAAACCAAAACAAAACGAAGATATATTAGTCATATCTGGTAATACAAGAAAAGTTAGACCTCATTGGCGAAGAGGGCATTGGCATACTGTTTTAAAAGGTAAAAACAGAAAAGAACGCAAAATGAGATGGTATCAACCAGTATTTGTTATTGGTAATCAAGCAGCGTAATTATTTTTTATCTTTTTTCTTTGTTAACTTCTTCACTACTTGCTTAACTAAAGGTTTGACTGCGTTAAGAAGTAATGGACTACTGGCAGCGACCAAGCCGATAACAGCAGTAGATACAATAGTAGAAACTTCTGGAATGTACTGATCTTTAAATGGGACGTTTTCATAGATAGTTATACACTCAACACCATCTTCTCCTCTTTTATGTCCGATAACACGCTCCACTCGTTTTTCGTTACGAAAATCCCCAACACGTTGATCAGATTTACCAGGACATAAAGGCAGTTTAATATCTTTTTCTTTTGGAATATCTGGTATAGCAGGTTGTTTACTCTCAGGCATATCAGGAGTAGGACTACTGACAGGAAGTTCTTCTACAATTACTAAATTATCAGGAGAATAGTCGAGAGGGATAAAACTAGGAAAAGGAAAATCACAGGTAGTAAACACTCCATTGGGATCTTCTAATAATAAATTACGATTACCAGTATTTTTTATATCTCGATGCTGATAAGTACAACCAGCTACGTCTATATCAGGTAATTTAGCTGGTGTTATGTAATGAGGACTATATATTTCTGGAACGTCTGGGATATAAATCTCACGAATACTTATCTCAGGTATTTCAATCGTAGGCATCTCTTGGTTTATATACTTCTACAAAAGACTGACAGTTAGGACAAGATAGATTAGTTACCATACTGTACTCAGCAGATGAGGTTGGATAATCTTCTTCATCCATACTGTGATCTCCACCCCAGATTAATTCTGTTTTACAATGCCAACAGTTCATTAAATACCAAAGTTTTTAGGGATTGGCATGGATTCTCCTGTCATCTTTGGTAATCCTTTATCTAGTACTTTAGGCATCAGTCCTTGAACATTACCCATAACCTGATTCATCATTTTAGTTTTAAATTGTTCTGATGTTACATATTTATAACCAAAGTAGCTTCCACCGATGACAGATGACACCAATACGAAGGAAACTATACTAAGAATGTTAGCTATTTTTTGAAACATGATAAAAGAAGCATTTTTAAAAGCACTAATGCCTGTCACCATTATAACTTTTTGTGGAATCTGTGCATTAGCACCTCTGTACGTCACTATGGGGATAATGACAAGGCAGATGCAAGATAAGGTTAATTAATCAGCAGCTTCGGCTGTGTTTCCCTCTGCCACCCACTCAAGGTACTCTTGGTAGTCGGTGTTTGCTTCGTCAAATGGAATTTGTGCATTATCAGAAAGTCTAATAATTGCATCTCTTTTTTCATTTGTAAAAAAGTCGTTAGGTAGGTGTTTGTAACTCATAATTCTGATTCTGCTTTAAAGTTAAATTGATATAATACAAGATCGGCTGATAATGTTCCATCAAAAGCAAACTGTTTTGTACTTGATGAATTGTGAATACTTATAGCACCACTTGACCAACCTGCGGAAAGGCTGAAATAAGAAACACGATTAGTGGTTGAGTTAGATCCGTTAGTACTTGTAAAAATGGTAGTTGTTGGAGTAGCTCTCATTTCCGTTCTTAAAGTATGATGCATTCCAGCTACATTTTGACTTGAGTATGGTCTGCCAAGTTTATAAATACATTTACTCAAACCATGTGTAGGTGCTTGTCCTTGTTCAAAACTTGTTTGAAAATATCTTTCACAGAGTCTAATTTCATCAGTATATGACCTATGCTCAAAATCTGTTGCAACGCTGCCTACTTCTAATTGAAATCCTGTAAAATCAATCGTTGAAGCACCTGCTGTAAGCCATGTAGTAGCCATATCTGGAACTCTTGTAGCAGAAGCGTATGTTCTCCATTGATCTAAACTTACTGAACCTGTGCCATCTGTACCAAGAAAAACCCATATCCTAAAATCTAAACCTGCACCATTATCATTATCTATTTGTACGTTTGAATTTCCTTGAATTGTTTTTGTAATTTTTGTCCAAGTGTTATTGCCCGATGCAGTAAAGCTAAATGTATAGACATAGCTTGTTCCATCTCTTGATCGTAAATTAGCGTAAAAGGTTTGATTAGTACTACATCTGAACCAAAAACTAACAGTAAAATTACTTGAAGATGATGTATGATCCCAACCACTCCCATTTATATCTTGTCCTTCAAATTTGTGCATAACTTCAATAAAACTACCACCAGCAGCAGTTCCAGCTTGTCCTAAAGCTAATCTTCCATATTTTCTAAAGCCTAAAGCATAGGGAGCATCACTTGAAGTTAATGATTGCTGTGAGGTAGTACAAGTCCCTGCACTTATTGTATTAAAGCCACATTTATATCTATCAGCAAAAAAAGCTGGCCCACTTGTTCCTGTAAAAGATGTTCCTCTTTGTGCTACGTTTAGAGCTCCATTTATGTTGATGCGTCTATTACTTAAATTATTAGTAATATTGGCAGTACACGTTCCATCAGTATTGTTGACAGTAATAGCAGCAGCACTAGCTCCTACCCCTTTTATCGAATTTACCTTGATCTCTGACATAATTAACTAGGTTTTGGATAATCTGATTTTACTTTAGCTATAGCATCTTTCCATGTGGTTGTACCATTTACCTGATCCCAATACTGCATATCAAATTGTTCTTCTTGATTTGGATATGATGCTCTTCTTTGCGACCTGTAACTATCATGTTCTAAATCCCAAGCAGCTTGTAATTCAGTAAGTCCTGTTGTGCAGTCACTTTCAGTTGGTTTTGAGCCACCATCTAAAACAATCAAATTTGCATATATTTTATTGGATGAATCGCTCCATCCATACCAAGACCCTGACCTTAATCTGCAAATATAATCTTCTATGTGATTTGGTCTGTTTGTTGAATAATCCATGTTTATGATGTCCTCAAAAAGAATGCACTAAAGTAACTACCATTTCCTGGATTGACTGTAAGAGCACCTCCAGAATTTTGCCATCCAAATATTGAAATGTAATCAGAACTCCCATTTACATAAACTATTGAGGATACCTTACAATGATTTTCTCCATTACTTCCATCATTCCACATAGTATCTAAAGACCATTCACTACCATTTTTATAAATACTGCTTCTAAAATGATAATTACTTTGAGAATTACTAAACTGTAATGAAGCATCTATAAAATAATACCCTGCAATATTGGGTGTAAATCTACCATTAGTATGATTATATGCACCACCAAGATCAAAATCTTCAGATTGGAATATTATTTCTCCCTGAGTATTATTTGTTGTATTATATCCACCATTCATTTTTGCTCTAAACATATTACCCGCAGAAGCTCCCCCTGCTGGTAAGTTTGTTAAAGATGCACCAGAAATAGCTGGTAAATTACCAGAAAGTTTTGTTGCATCTAATGTACTTTCACTTGTAACAAGTGTTCCATCTGCAATATCAGGTAGAGCAATAACCCTGTTATTACTAGATGATGATGGTGCTTGGATACTTATAGACCCACCACCTGATGCTGCGTTTAGTTTAATCTTTGCTGTCATTTATCCAGCCTCCAATGCAGCGACTTTTGTTTCCAATGTTTCAATTTTAGCAATAGCCTCCTGTAATGCAGCAGTAAGTAAAGGTACAAGTTTACTTTGATCTATTCCTTGATAAATAGGATTATTGTCAGAATCAACTTCATCTTTAGTTCCTGTTGTAGCCTCTGGTACTGCTGTGACTTCATGTGCTAAAAATCCATCTACTGTTGTATCTGTATCAACTTTAAAATTAAATCTTGATGGTTTAAGTGTTTTTAATCTTGTAATTCCATCTGAAATAGCAACTATATTTTCTTTTAGACGATAATCTGAGGATGTGTTGTAAGAAGTACCTGAACCTGTCACATCAACAGAACCAACATCAATATTATTTCTTTGAAAACGTACACACTCTCCATCACTACCATGTCTTGCAAAGATTCCTGCATGAGTATTACTAACACCTACAAGCAAACCTGCTGTTGGATTTATGTTTATACCAGAACCATCAGTATGAGGTGTAGTACTTGTAGTACCAACAAAAACCACTCCAGACGAATTTATACGCATACGTTCTGCGGCTGAAGTATTAAACTTCATAAAGTCGCTATTATGTTGGTAACTTATCCCTCCTGTATACTCTCCAGAACCAGAAGTTGCATCTGAAAAATATAAATGACCTCCATTACTTGTTCCTGATCTTACAGTAATTCCACTTTCTCCAGAATCAGCAACAGTAAGATTATCGGCAGAAGCATCTCCTTCAGTAGTAGTTCCTAAAAGCAACCGTCCAGCACTATCAATAGTTGCTCTAGTCGCTCCACCTGTATTTATATTGACAGTATCAGATGCAAAATTTATTCCTGTATTACTATCCGTTCCCGTTACTGCTGGTGCGGAAGCTGATCCATCAACTCCAGAAATACCAGTAGTGCCGTTAATGTTTAAAGCCATAATTAAAGAATAACAAGAATTGCACCAGATGGCACAGTAATAGTAACACCTGAATTAATTGTAGGACTTACTGTATGTGCGTTCT